CAATCCCGTATCACAGCCTCACACCTGAGCAGCTACAACTACTGTAGCTAGTATGACTATACCAAGCGCTAGGCTAGGAAGGTAAAAAACGCGGTTATGATGGATACGCTATCTATCGTGGCAACCGTCTTTGTAGTGGGTTTTGTCTTTCATTGCCGAAAGCTCTCTAGTTATCTCTACCTGTTAGCTACAACTACTGTAGCTAACTAGCAGCGATAACGCTGGATGCAGAAAGGATATCAAGATGAAGAAGCGTCACACTGTCTATACCACTCATCAATTACGCCTACCCGTTCGTATCTGTGATGCTATTATCAATGCTAAGGCCCACTATGCGAACAACAAGCAAGCTACGGCTGCTCCAATTCAGAAGTGTGAAGAGTTCGTTAACAGCTATCGTCATGAAGCTGATGTCCTTCTCCAGTACGTTGAAACTCATTGGTTGAACCGAACACCAAACGGACATTATTATATACAGCTTCTGTAGAAAGGACTTGCGTTCTAATGGTAGTGTGGTACGCTACCATTATTGAGCAAGCCCGCTCATTGAAAAGGATCAAACACATGCGTACTCTTATCGCTATCGCCCTCGCTGCTGTTGCTTTCTCTGCTTCTTCGCAGGAGGTTGCCAAGCCCAAGAAGACTTCTCAGGCTGAAATGCTCGCAATCGTCTGCACTAGTAAGGCTGTGAAGTCTGCTAAGCTTCAGGCTGCTTGCGATGACGCTACTAAGCTTCAGGGATTGCAGCTTACATCAACTGTCACCATTAAGGCACCGAATGCCGAACTGAAAATCCTCTATGCAAATAGGGAGTTCTTCAAGTAAGACTAGTTGAGCCCTATCTACCGCTACAGAACTTGTAGCGGTAGATATAGAACAACTAGGAAAGGTTCAAGTCATGTCTCAAAAGTTTTGGGCGATATCTGGCAAGAAAGAAGCCGGACCTTGTGACACAAGGGAGGAAGCTGTAAAGGCTTTTTCTGCAAAGTATCCAGCAACAGCTAAGAATTTCCGCTTGTCAGTGATGACTGGTTATGGAAACTTTGGACCGCATTTCGATATTCGTTGGCTACCTGCTTACGAATAGAAAGGATAGAGCTATGTTTGTAACTTACCGCGTTCTATACGCATACTCTGCTGACTATGGTTTCGTTCAATTCGTTGGAAGAAACAGCAAGCAGAGTATCTATAATCCTTCAGAGTGTCGCTGGATGATACCCGGAACTGAAGATTGATCAACGTGCCAAGGCGCAAGCTCATGAAACCATTCCATCTCCCTAACCTCATGAAGCAACACAAACACTTTCTGTTGCTTACAGAACCTGTATCACTTACACTCGTCAACGAAGACAGTGAAGAGGTTGCACAGATACCACGACACGCGGGTCTCTATGGCTTTGTGAGCAGTGAAGCTAGAGACAAAGCTAAAGCAAGGCTGAACCGTGCTAACTCAGACATGAATGAGATAGCATTTGCTGTTGAACCTGTAATAGGAACCTGAAAGGGCAAGATTATGGAAGATGATTTTAACCTTCCTCCCGTAGAAGAGAATGTTTGGATTTGCCAAGAGTGTGGCCACAAATTCAAACGGAAATGGCCAAGCAAGCCACCTGAAAAACCATACAAATGCCCTAGATGCAAGTCAGGAGCAGCAATGCCTCACGGCATGTAACAATTCGTGATAGTAACACCGTTGACAATGCCGTCTCACAAGGCGTATCTTGTCTGACAGTTACAGCGTGTGACGCCGCTGTAATTGGCGAACAAGCCTCAACACTCAGAAAGGAACTACCACAATGACGACTATGGAACTTGTCCCGTTCTCTACAAACGCTGTAGCGGAATTCGGTGAAAACTTTATGGAAGCTCTTGTAGCTCAGGCTGCAATGGCGGAAGAAGCTCAGAAGCTTCAGGACCAATCTACGCAAGCTAAGTCTTTCCTGTCCTTCGAAATGACGAAGGCTGTACTTGACTTGGATAACCGCTTTGAAGATATCGACGTTTACGCTATCTTCGGAGCTGCTAAGACGGTTGAAAAGCTCAACCAGAAAATTCTCATGCATATGAAGGTTTTGAAGCGCTCTATCAATGAAGACGACACCGTCTCCTATGATTGGACTTCGGACCGTGTGAAGGGGCTTTATGCTTACAGCACCACTCTCAAGGATGAAAACCCAGAAGAGTACACGCGGCGTTTCAATAACCGCAAGCGCCTCAATATGGTTCTCTCTGAAGCTTGCAAGGCTGCGGCTGCGTTGAAGGATCAAAAGCTCTCTGTAGACGATCTAGTCTACACGGATGATCCTACTACCGGCGCCAAGGTGCCTACTATCAAGAATGCTCCTAAGCAGATTGCTGGTGATAAGGCTGAAGTTCAGCTTGGCAGCCGCAAGCCTGTTGCCGGTGCCACTATGTCGCCGACTATGACAAGCCTTGTAAAGCTTGCTACTCAGGTTCACAAGCCGGATGATAGCAAGGCAAAGGACAAGAAGGATGCAGGTGAAAGCCGTGATGCTGAAAAGCTTGGCATGTCGGATGAAGACTTCGGAGCAATCTGCAACACGGTTATCCGTGCTGTGAATACTCAGGAGAATGATTTCTCTCCTGAAAAGTTGAAGCAGCTTCAGAACCTGAATAAGTTTCTCTCTGAAACGCTTACCAAGCTTCAGAAGAAGAAGTAAGTTACTGCTAAGCTCCTCCTAGCAGTATATGGAAGGCAGTTTCCTCCCCCTTCTCTGCCTTCCTACAGCCCCTGTAGCGGTTTCGCAATAGCTACAGGGGCTTTTTCAGATCAACACGAAAGGTAAGAGATAATGAAACTCTTTCACGTTGAAACTTCAAAAGGAAAAGTAACACGTGTACAGCATAATGATGAGAACGGACACCCAATGGCCTCAAGTTTTCCCGGCTGGCTTGATAAGTATGAGATAACGAAAAGGCTTGAGTACTGCAAAAAACATGATAGGAATAACGTGCCTACGGCTGAACCGCTTTAGCACGTTGCTCGTACTGTTGCCTAAGCTCGCACTGGTAACATCACACTTGCACTAGCTACTACAAACCCTGTAGCACAGAAGGAACTTCAACCATGATCGTAAAAGTTCAAATGCCGCTGCTCTCCTCCAGCGAAAACCCCGGAATGCTTATCTATAATGAGGATAAGACGGTTAACTTCATCTGTTATGATGAAGAACTATTCCAATCTATGCGAGAAGCTGAAGTAGTGAAAGCATACTTCAACGCAGAAGTAGAAGGTAGTAGTTTAGTATTTAACTCAGAAGCAGAGGATCAGGAGTGGTAATTCATCTTGACAATGAGGGATAATCTATGCGACACTACAACTGTAATCATAAGATTACGGAACCCTAACGAAAACAGAGGAGCCCCATTAAAGTTTGATGTCTCTACAGGTTCTGTAACTGCCTCAAACTTTAGTTCCCAAGTCAAAACCGCAACATAGAGGGAGGATGCGTTACCATTCTCCCTCACCTTAAAGGAAAGAACTATGTCTTCACGGCTAAATAAGATACTATTCCGACTTGAACAGGCTCTCCGCCTTCGTCCAAAGAAAGAAGAAGTAACCATCTTCGCGACTGATGCTCTCCGACTAGTCCAATTGCTTAAAGAAGCAGGAGCTAAGTCTTCTCCTATGACTGTAGAAGTTAACCGTGGAGTGCTGCGGAAGAGGGGTGATAACTATTACAGGGAGTTTTGATACAGAGTTTGTAGCAGTAGGAATGACAGAACAGACCACGTGCCAAGGCGGGAGCGATGACGAAGATGCATCTTACTACAAACCCTGTAGCAACCTTAGAGCTTAGTTCAGTAGATAGAGATTACAACATCTTCACAAGAGGAAACCTCATAGCAAACACAGTCAATCCATTCGAAGCAATACGAGCAGTCATCAATATACAGACAGGAGAAGACACATGTTATATCCATTCAATGCAGACGACCTTGCTAAGATTAAACAAGCAAGAGAAGTAATAGCTAAGCCAAAGAACTGGTTAAAGGGAAGGACGGCTGTTGATCATTCTGGTTGGACTGTGACCGTTGTTGATAGTGCAGCTTGTAAGTTTTGCAGTATTGGTGCTTTGTTCCGAGTAAATGCAGGTAATTTTATAAAAGGAACAAAACTTGCGATGATTATGTCTCAGTTTATGCCTGAAGAATACAATGCAATTCTTCCAAGATCGTATGAAGGAGTTGATCCGATTCCCGGTTCACTCATTCGTTTTAACGACGACTGGAACACAACACACAAAAAGCTAATGGCTAAGTGGGATGAAATTATTCAGAAGATGGAAAAGCATCTTGCTACAGAAGTTGTAGCAGAAAGGAGAATGACAATGAACCTGTTGTGCACTGTGCAGGCTGGCTTTGATCGTTGGGCTGCGAAGCCACATAACGCCAAGTGGGTACGCAAGCTTGATGGCACTCCCATCGCCAACGATATCGTCATCAACATCTTTGACGAGAAACTCTCGCACCCGAAGGCCCGAGACAACGCTATCAAGACGTTTGACCACTGGTCTGCTGTTACCACCAAGGAAGAGGCGTTCGACCATGCTATTGCAGCATATCTAACCGCAAGGCAAATCTCGGTATTACCAGCTAGCGCACCCACTCCCGCCCATAGCGGGGATGAAATACCCGAGAAGGCCGAAGCAGCAATCCGTAAACTCAAGGCGCTGAAGCGTGATTTCAATATGAAGGGTGCAAACGCCACGACTATCGAGCGGGCGATTGATCTAGTGCGCGGTGTGTCCCGCAAAGTCGTACCCGCCCATAGCGGGGAGGCGGAAGGGAATGCGGCGGCTCAAATCGAACGACTGGCGGTTCTCCGGAACCTCGGAGATAACCACGGCGGCGAACGAGAGGCCGCTCCCGACCAATCATCTGTGGATGCTGCGGAAGCGGCCGCTCTAGCCGCCATCGAAGAGAGGCAGTCATGAAAGTTAAATATAAGAAACTCCGGTACGAACAGCTGCAAACAACTCTCCTTACTCTCTCCGGCAAACTCTCAGATGACCTCCCTGACTACGCTGCTTTGCTTCTTCAAAGCCGCAACATGCTACAGGACATGTATCAAACACTGCAAGCTATCGCAGCATATAACGACAAATCAGCTAACAACTACCTGCTAAATACAGGTGAATACTCAGCATTTGATGAACCGTCATCAGTTAAGATGGCAAGAGATAGACTACAGGAGTTGTAGTAATGTTAAGCAGAGCAAGGATCAAAGCTCAGAGTAGCAACAGACTAACACCAAGAACAAAGGGACCGCAAATCGTACGAGATTTCTTTGAACTCATTCGGCATTCGAAATATACAGTGCAAGAGATAGCAGATATAGCAGGACTAGACAGGCAAACAGTCCTTGAATGGGGGAAGTCAAAGAGCCCGAGGTTATTCACCTTTGAAGCAGCAGTTAATGCAGCAGGTTATAAGCTTGTACTACAACGTATTGACAATCAGTAGTAAAGTATGCTATAAAGAACGCAGTAACAAAGAAAGAAGAAGACGACACAGGTATGACTTAGCAGTCGGCTCAGGAAGAAAACAAGTAAACAAGAATAGAAAACAAGATAAGGACAAATGACATGCTTCAAATTCTCAAAGATAGAATAGCAAATCAAGTTCGACTGGTTTGGTTTATTATACTAGTTGCGTATGCAACTACTGGCTACTTCCTCATTGCTACAAGTTCTGTAGCCAAGTCATGCGGTTAGTTCTTAGGCAGAAGCAGCCGCCAATTCTAGTCCCCCACTCTGATCATTACCGCATCTACGTTATTTATTCCGCTGACTTATCAAGTGGTAGCTATTACCACTTAGACAGAGACGGAACAGTTGACTTAGTTACTATAAAAGATCGAGAGATTGTTGATATGATAAGGATGAAAGATGGCAGAATTTTGTAGGCAATGTAGTGTGTCTATGTTTGGTGAACCGTATGCAGACTTTGAAGGAATATCTACAGAAGCAGACACACAAAATAAGTTATACCCAATTGTTCTTTGTGAAAGCTGTGGTCCATGCCAAGTTTATCATACTGGTAAGTGCGTAAGTATTGATTGTTTTGAAAAACACGGTATGAAAACTGATGAAACCAGCAACGTGCCTACGGCTACAGAGCCTGTAACAGGAGAAAATGAATGACTTCAACTGACCTAAAACGTGGAGATCGTTTTCTCTACAGTTATAAGTACCAACTCCTCGGTGACGAGAACCTAGCTGCTCTCACTGACAGCACTGCAACTGTCATTGGTATCCTTGACACTGCTTCTTACCAAGACTTCTACAACTTCTGCGTGGAAAACGGCCTTGACGTAGATGCTGACTACAAAGGTATCGTCCACGACAAGAGACAGAATGGCTACATGGTAGAGTTTGCAGTGCAACCAACACACATTTACTTTGTTACAAGGTTTGTAGTAGTACAGCGTGATGCAGAAGTAGATAGTTTTACAGAATACGCTCTGCCATAAGGCACGTTATTCCAACCACACCAACAGAAAGGGATCAAACAAATGATTGTGTCTGTTTACTTTGCTCGATCATATCGAACGTATGATTATAACTGCAAAGACACCGAAGTAAAAGCAGGAACGTTTGTTGTAGTTGACAGCCCAAGAGAAGGCTATGTTGTTGTAAAAGTTGATAAGGTAAGGGAAGGGCATGGTGATAATCTTAAACAGGTAGTTTGTCGTGTGGATGATAAACAATATAGACATGATATGATGATAGACTAAACGAAAGGATCACTCAAATGAGAATTGAAAGCATCACTGGCGGTATCATTAAACTTCGCAACGATCTCCAACCGCCATTCAAAGACAACGTATCCCCAATGCTATTCGACTACGACTTCTTCAGCCGCCTTGAAAGTTTTGTGAAGAAGGAACGTGAGAAGGCAAAGCTGAAGTGTATCGATTATGCAGACAAGCCATCAACTCAAGATGGTATTCTAATCGAAACTGCTACTCAAACTTTCGAACTTGCTGTCTCTAAAGCTTCTCCAGTATTCAACCCTGACAAATTCGTTGAACTTATCTCAGAGAAGTTTGATATTCCTAAGCATAAGCTACGGGAACTTTCTACAGAAGCTGTAGTAGCAGGGACACCACGTAAGACTTACACTGTAAAGCAGAAAGGTGAATAAGATGAAGGTCATTCAAGTACATACTGAAGAGATACCTATAGCTGACAGAACACGTATTCTTCACAAAGAATATGTTCAAACAGTTCTCTACCAAACAGATGCTAACTACTATCTGTGTATGAAATTCATTAGTTCCATGCACGTGCCTACGGCGGATGAACTAGAACAAGCATATAACAACGGTAAGAAAGTATCAGTAAAACGAGCAGTAGAACTATTCGGTTCTGCTATTTCTGATAAGATGGATTGGACTGATACCGATGACTGAACAACTTAACTTCAACCAATCTCCAATCTATACCCATCCTTCAATTCGTGACCTCTCTGCCAACGAACTTCATGAAAGACTAACTCGACTTCGTAATCGACGCCTTGTTGCTGCTCTTGAGTTTCGGTCCAAGAAGTTAGATCGTCTCGATAAGGAAGGTACGAAGCTAAGTGAGCAGTGGGGTAAGCTTGTTGATCGATTGTCCTCTAAGATTGCTAAGCTGGAGGAGGATATCGATAAGGTTGACGACGAGTTGAAGAAGCTTGAGAAGCTATCAAACCAGATAAAGGTGTTGGAATGAGAAAGCTAATTGAAGTACCGGGAGCGGGTTATCAAAAGAACTATATTGATCCTGAAACTATAGTTCGAATTATTGGTGCAGGGTATTCAACTTGCGAAATATATTTTCAAGATGGAACTAAGCTTATAGTTGCTGAAGACAGTGATAAGTTGTTTGATCGTATACAAGTAAAACCCAATCCAAAAGTTGAGCCTGTTTCAGCCGTAGAAAGTTTTGTACAAAACATTTCGCCTTCAACGTTGTCAAAATCAATTGATGATGATATACCATTCTGAAAATTAACAACAAACGAAAGGACAGAAGTCATGGCTACAAAGTCTGTAGTATCTGCAACGTATAAGACTATTCAAGCAATTCTTGAAGCAAATGAAGTTACTTGGATTGAGCTTGCTGTTGAGAGGCAACACCATATTGATAGGGAGTTTGCTAAGCTTGTTCAACGGAAGAAGGAACTTGAAGATCAAGTCTTCCACTTCACGAAGGAAGATAACACATGAACAACGATGATATCGCAACGATTGCAATCACTCGTGACCTTGCTCGTCGTCCAGAGATAGCTCACTTGGCTAAGGTGTTGCAATCGTTCGTACCTAATCAGTCTGGTACAACAACTTCCCCTCTATTCGTTCACCTTGCAAAAGTCATCATTGACGATGCAAATAAAAGGTCGAACCTTCTAACGGCGATTGAAATATGTCAGAGAAATTGACAAACAAAGAACGAATAGAGAAGTGGAGAGGATTTAAAGAAGTGATTAAGAAACTGGAAAGTGAAGAGAAGATGCAGGAAACATTTGAGAAAGCAATCGAACAAGCAGTAGTTGAAAGTGTCGTCAAAGATACAGAGCCTGTAGTAAAAGACAAACCAAAGATGGACCCAACAGCAATCTCTGATACGTATGCTTCAGAGGTAGCGTATAAAAAAGCTGTTGATAAGTTGATTGGGGTGGATAGTGAAATGACAGGTAAACCAAGCAACGTGCCTTCGGCTGTGAATAACGGCGGCTCAACTGATTACTACAAACTTCATAAGACGAATTTCACTCACCTTCAAGATATTATTGAAAGTGTAGACATGAACTTTGCTATGGGGAACATTTTTAAAGCAGCGTATCGCTTTTACACAAAGACAAATCAGACCAAAGAACGTATTCGCGATCTTAATAAGATCATTTACTTTGCAGAGCGTGAACGGGATAGGCTTAACAATGGTTGATATTATCTCCACACACGTTGAAGAAATCTTCCAGAAGTTCAAGGGGCATCTTCCTCCTCCGGCTGTTGAAGTAATCATCAATATGCATGAAGAAATGAGGATGCTACAGCGTTCTGTAAACGATCAGTTAAATCTTATCAACACTCTAAGGGAGGCGCTAGTAGCATCAACTCAGCTGTCGAAGATGATGGCTGGAAAGATAAAGCAATTCGAACAGAAGTATTCAGACAACTATCAAGACATGCTCAAAGATGAGGATATAAACTAATGGCTAAGGAAACTATTAAGTTCGGTACTACAGAAGCTGTAGAAGAGAAGAAGGAAGTTGTAGTAACTGAAGAGAGTATCACTGATGACGAGATTGTTGCTGTCTCACCTATCCTTCTGCTTCTCGTAAAGAAGAACATCATTAGCCGAGTTGACGCAATCAACTGCAAGTAACTACAGAGGTTGTAGCAGAAAGGATCACTTGCTATGCCAAAGAACTGGATATTCATATTCTGCTCTCCAACAGAAGTTGAGTTTGTTACAAAATTCTTCACTGTAAATACGAAATATCGTTTCTTCGTTTCAGGTGGAGACTGTAATCCAAAGGTGACAAAATGAAAGCTAGGCTAACAACAAAAGATGACCTCCACCTTCCTTACTTTTCTCACTCTATTATTGAAGCAATAGCAACCTGCCCGAAGTGGGGCCTGATACGGTATAAGGAGAGAAAATATTTCCGTAATTCATCACGAGCGATGGCATTGGAAGCAGGATCAGCAATGCATGATGTGTTTGCAGCCCTTCGACTGTGGCAAATACTTCGTCTGCAAAACTTGCCAGAACACTTTAAACACCATGGCATTCGTTTGTTCGGTGAAGGTCGTTTTGAAACAACGTGGCGTGAACGCAGTGACAAAAGAGACGAAGCCCTAGCCTTTTGCTTTGAAATCCTTAACACGTCTGGTTACTACGACGACCCTTCCGATAAGACACGAACTATGTCTAACATGGAGGAAACTACAATACGCTATGTGGATGAAATGTTATCTCACGCAGACCGTAACCCCATATGGATTGCAAACACAGAAGATGCTACAGACACTGTAGGAATAGAACTCCCCTTTGACTTGGTGATAAACGATGAGATCAGATACATTGGAACGATTGATGGTATATGCGACAGAGACGGAGTTCTGCGCATCGAAGAAAATAAAACAGCTTCGCGTCTTGACGAGGCATGGCGTAACTCTTTCGAGGTTAAGAGCCAACCCACTGGTTACATGGTCGCAGCTCGCTGTATTACCAACGATCCTGAAGTCAACTCGGCACGTATCATCGGAGTAAAGCTAAAGCAAACAAGAAGCCATGAAGATATGCTTACCTTCGCTATCGAACGAGAAGAAAGTCACTTCCATTCATGGTTGCGTACACTCTACTTCGTTCACAAACTCTCAGAGGAGTATAAGGATAACTACCTACATGCCCCTGAATTTACTCACTCTTGTAACCGCTATTTCCGGCCTTGTTCATTTATTCCACTCTGTTCAAGTGACATGGCAGACCAAGAAGATATGTACGAACAAATGGAAGAAACTCCAATGAGCCCAAGTGAAGAAGCTATTCTTGAGAAGTGGAGGTTGACAACGTGAAAAGTCTTCCCTTGACAATTGAGGGAACTACATACATAATCCCATTCTCAAAGCACTTCTTCTACGATGGCACTCTGAAGTCTTGCCCGGAATGGTTTCTCGATATTCTAGAAGAATACGAAAACAAACGACTTCCTACAGGTGCTGTACACTTCTTCAACCTTCCCAACGGCTGTCCAAGTGTCTATCCGAATTCTATAGTGTTGTGCAGAGAGAACAACTCCATACACAGTATAGAAGGATCACCAAATGCCGAAGCATCTTGACAATGTGTACCATGTTACGGTAGAAGTTTCCGTACCATTTACAGTGCCTGAACGTCGTGTACGACAGCTACTTACAGACGCTGTAGTGACAGAAAGGAATAACGCTCACCAAACAGATGATATCTCACATGCGAAGATTGAGGTTATGTCAATCAGAAGGTTAGTAAAATGAATGCAGTAGATACTCTACAAAGTATGGCCATTATAATACTTGGTGTTACAATCATAATTCATGTTCTAAGGTAACAACCCATGGCAAATGAAATAACAATTGAGCCTTCCGCTGAACGAAGGACGCGAATGACAGGAGTTATATGGGGCAGGGCTAAGTGCGGTAAGACTTCTTTCCTTACATCACTCCCCGGTAAGAAGCTCTTCGTAATGGTGGACCCGGATGGCGACGTATCTATCCCTGATCGTGACGACATCGATATCATGCGTTTATACGAACACGATAATGGAACAGTTAAGCGGTTCCTCATTGATAAACTCCCCACTCTTCTCAGAAAAAATGAGGCAGGCTATGACAGTGTGGTCATTGACAGCCTATCAACATTCGGACAAATCTGTCTCGAAGAAGCAATTGCTACAGGAATTGGTAAAGGAACTAACTTCACACCAACACTTGAGGCACCCGGTCTTGCGGCGTATGGTGCAAGAACACAGAACATAGTTAAGATGGTTAATGTTAACCTTCGTGCTACAGGTTCTGTAGGAATGAATTGTTTCTTTACTGCTCACGAAGACGAAGCAGATCGTGATGACAAAGGAAACATTACCGGCATTACACTTACACTATCCGGAAAGGCTATCAACGGTATCGGCCTTAACGTTTCTGAAATCTGGTACATGCGTGTTTATAACGGCAAGTGGTATCTTGCTATTAGTCCTTGCAGAAGTCGTGAGCCCATGGGTTCTCGAATATTCGATATGACTAAAGAGTCAGAGTTCGAACTGAAATTTGTTCCTGAGAAAGGAACAGATCAACCAAACTCAATAGCTACGTGGTATGACAATTGGCTAAAGAGTGGTAAGAAGAAACTACCAATCCCAAAGTAGAAAGGGCTCTAGCGTGAAGTAATGACAACAGAACACAAAGGCTTGCCTGTAAAAGGCTATCAACCTCAGCCACAATTTCGTGTTGATCAAGTCAACTTGAATAAGCAAACAGAAGAACGGCTCCTCCGAGTACTTGATCTTCTCCGTTCTCGGCATGCTGACCCTCGTTGGATTTCGATTGCACGTACACATTTCGAAGAAGGATTTATGGCAATGAACCGTGCCATATTCCAGCCAACAAGAATTTCTCTGCCAGAGGATACAGAAACCAATGGCTAAGAAAGCTACTACAAAGCCTGTAGTTGAACAAGTAGAAACAGAAGTAAAGGATCACAAAATGTCTGACATCAATATCATGGAACTTGAACAGAACCTCGACGACTTCGAAGATTTTGAACCACTTCCCGGTTCTGGTTATGAAGCTGAAATCCGTAAGGCTGAACTGAAGATTGCTGACAGTGGCACTGAATACTACCGCGTCACTTACAACATTCATCCTGATGCTTTCCCTGCCGACTACGATCGCGAGAATGCTCCTGAAGGTATGAACCTGATCTATGGTCGCCTCTTCGCAGTGAACCCGAATGATCGTCGTAGTGTCACTGCTATGAAGAAGTTTTACAAAGCTCATGGCATGTCGCTTAAGACGCCGCGTATCGATCCCGCCACTTGGGAAGGTAAGAAGTGCAAGCTCATTGTTGGCATTGAAGAATACAACGGTGAACGCCGCAACGCCATCAAGGGTATCGAAGCTCTCGATTAATCAAGCCTAGTTACAGGGGCTGTAGGGAAACCTCAGCCCCTTTTCTACGTCTCAACAATTCCTAAGGGAAAATAAAATGCACCTTTCTCAAGAACAGACAGAAGCAGTAGAGCTTTGCGTTGATACCTCTAACCGTGTCGTCGGTATTACTGGCCGCGCTGGTGTTGGTAAGACAACCATTCTCAAGAATGCACATGAAGAAATTGAACTTCATCCGCGTATCCTTGCTGCTCCTACAGGCCGTGCTGCTAAGCGCATTCAAGAAGCTACTGGTATTCCTGCTATGACTATTCATCGTATGATGAAGTACGCCATGCCAGCAGATGATGACGACGCTTCTCTTCCTGCTCACACCAAATATAACCCTCTCCCCTACAAAGCTATCTTCATTGACGAAGCGTCGATGGTTGATCAAGAGCTATACCGTAACGTTATTGATGCAATGCCTACAGGGTCTGTAATACGTTTCTTCGGTGACGCAAATCAGCTTCCTCCTGTGAATGGCAACTCTCCATTCCTTTCTCTGCTCGAACGCTTTCCTTCAATGGAACTTACTCACAACTTCCGCAGTGCTGACGGTATCGTATCTGCTGCTACTTCCATCCTTGAAGGTAAAACACCACAGAGCAATGACAAGTTCAGCATGATCCATCCGGGCACAGGTGTTCTCCTCAATGCTGCTCTTGAATTCATCGATGACTCTTACCGTGGCTTGTCCAAGCAGATTATCATTCCTACGAAGAAGGGCAAGTATGGAACCACTGGTGTTAATCGCTTCCTGCAACAGAAGCTTAATCCAAATGGTGAACGTCTTCGTGTTACCTACCAAGATGAGAAGACACAAGAAGCATATGACATGGAATGGCGTGTTGGTGACAAGATCATTAACACTAAGAATGACTACAACATCAAACTCATGAATGGCCAGATTGGTTGGGTTACTGAAATCGACAAAGAAGATGGTGTCATCCATGCTCAGTTTGATGACAAGGAATATATCATTCCTCCTATCATGGAGCAGTTTGATGAAAGGCGTGGTCGGACGGTATTCCGTTATGATCCAAGGAAGAATATCGATCTTGCTTATGCAATCACTACTCATAAAGCTCAGGGCTCAGAGTTCGACACTGTTCTACTCATGCTTAACCGCAGCTATGTTCTTAATCGTGCTAACTTTTACACTGCGGTAACTCGTGCTAAGAACAAGGTGATTTGCCTTATGGGTCCCGGTGCGCTTATGAATGCAATGAAAAAGTAACTACAGAGGCTGTAGCAAGATGACAAAAGAGAGCTTCGTTGTAAGGCCAGACGGCTTTAGAATAACTAACAAACCTCACGTTCTAACAACTAATTCAGGAAAACCAGTAAGTATACTTGCTCATATAATTGCTTACCCTCACTATTCACAAATGATTAATGATCCTGCTCTCCTCTTCAAAAATTTGAAGCAGCAGATAGCGTACATTGATAAATGCATAACACCTGAAAGCTGTGCTGAAATGCTAAAGCAGTTTCGAGAAGCACAAGTAAAATTCGATAGTGTAAGCACTACAGAGGTTGTATCAGAATGACACAAATTTCCACACTCTCCGATCTCAAAGCTGACTTCAGGATTAGAGCTAATGATCTCGACCTATCTGTTCAATGTCCAATGGATGGCAACTTCAATGCGCGTTACGCTGTTGTCGGTGAGGGGCCGGGTCAGGAGGAAGTTAACCAAGGACTTCCCTTCATTGGGCATTCGGGAAGACTGCTATGGGATACGCTCCGCAATCAGAGACTTCTTCGTACAGACTTCTACATCACTAACGTCTCTAAACGTCAAATTAGCCTTGCAAAGAACACTCGCTATCCAGTCTCGGCTGAAGAATGGGCCAAGTGGAGAATGCTTATTCAATGGGAGCTTGAACAACTTCCAAATCTTGAGCATATATTACTCCTCGGCAATGCTGGTATTCAGGCGTTCTTCGGATGGGAAGGTGTCAAGAAGTACCGCGGTTCGGTATACGAATGGAAAGGCAGGAAAGTTACAGTCACGCTCAACCCTGCCGCAGTTCTTCGGGAGCCAAAAGAAGAAATCGTCTTCAAGCTCGACATTGCCCGGTTTCGAAATGTCATCAACGGTGATCATGCAGAATACCCGATTACTGCACACATTAACCCAACCTTTACAGAAGCTGTAGAGTTCGTTCGTGAATGTAAGGGCTCAATTCAAATGCCAAGTTATGACATTGAGGTTATCTCCAATGAGACAGCGTGTCATGGCTTGGCTATTTCTCCACATGAAGCAATGTGTATTAACTTGAGGGATGAATTTGAAAACCGTTATAGTATTGAAGAAGAGACTAAGCTTCTCTTTGAACTGCAAACGCTTTTTGATGCGAAGTCTGTTATTGCACAGAACGGTAATTTCGATGCCCACTGGACAGGGTACAAAGACCTTCTCCGTATCAAGATTGGGTTCGATACACTCCTCGCGCATCATACACTCTATCCAACCTTGCCGCATAATCTTGGGTTTCTTACTTCGCAGTACACTACACACCCGTATTACAAAGATGAAATTGATATTTACAAGGAAGGCGGTGATATCAATTCCTTTTGGAACTACAACTGCAAGGATGCTGCTATAACCTTCGGCATTGCTCAACGAGAACTAGAAGAACTCAAAATTCGCAAACTTGATAAGTTCTTCTTCGAACATGTTATGAAGCTAGAGCCTCACCTTGTGCAGACTACAGTAGATGGCCTTGCTGTTGACACTGATATCAAAGATGCCATTGCAGCAGAGTTGAAAACTTCTACAGACGCTGTAGTGAAACAGTTTCATCAGATGGCACAAGAAGCTACTAACCTTCACGATATGTATGTTCCAAATCTCAACTCTCCTCTTCAGATGAAAGAACTATTCTTTAACAAGCTGAAGTTGAAGTCAACAGATGGCGGATTTGATGAAGCAGCTAGAACTAAACTAATGAATGACAGCCGAACTGGCATGGAGGCTCAGGGACTTATTCTTAAATACAACGAGTTTAAGAAAGCTGACAAGTTCCGTAGTACCTATGCAGAACAGCAAGTCGATCCGGATCATAGAACTCGTTACGTCTTCAAGCAGTATGGTGTAGTATCTGCACCGGGAAGACTAAGCTCCAGCGGCACCCTATGGGGTACTGGTATGAACATGCAGAACCAACCTAAAGCTGCGTATAAGTTCTATCTCGCAGATGACGGCACTGTAATGTTCTACTTCGACTTGTCACAAGCTGAGGCGCGTGTAGTTGCTTTCCTTGCAGACATCGAACAGTGGAAAGAAGACTTTGAAAGGGCGCGCCTCAACCCCGGTTCGTTCGATGCTCATTGTTCCCTAGCATCTACAATGTATAACATACCATATGCTGATGTTCCTACAGACGATGTAGACAAAAGTGGTAACTTCACAATTCGATACAAAGCAAAGCGTTGCCGACATGGCCTCAACTATACCATGCAATGGCCACGTCTCGCAGAAACAACTGGTATGTCAGCGTATGAAAGTCGTAAGTCGTATATCCTATACCACAAAACGAACCCTCAGATACAAGCTTGGTGGAGGCAGATTGAAATCAGAGCAAAGAAGGATCGTAAACTTATTACACCTTTTGGTCGTGAGCTTCCTATTATGGAGCGTATTGATCCTAATAACTTGGGTAATCTTGTTGCCTTTGTACCGCAGTCTACTATCGGCGATAAGGTGAAGCAGGTTTGGTATCAGTGCCATGAGGACGACGAATGGGATATGTCAAAGATGCGTATCAAGTTGAACATTCATGATGCCCTCATTGGCATTGCCCATCCAGATTATGCTAAGAAAGCTCTCTCCATTGCTATTAAGTATGCAGAGCAGCCAATCATTATTGAGGATATCTACAAGAGGAAAGTGGAACCGTTGATCATCCCGGCTGATCCTGCGATCTCAGAACCGGATGAATACGGTAAGCATCGGTGGTCTGGATTAAAAAAGGTAAAAGATATAGACAGTTATAACGTCGTTTTAAAAAGAGATTGACTAGTTGGTCTACAATAAGTATTCTTTCTCTGTAGTTAACAGGAGATGATTATGCTTATAATTCCAATCAACAAAGGATTTTTCATTAAAATAGACGATGAAGACTTTGATCGTGTTACACAAAAACATTGGATAGTAGAAGAACGTCAAAATACTTGCTATGCATCAACACCTTTGTTTAATGAAAAAGGATCAGCACGAATAAGACTTCATCGTTTTATTTTAAAATTAGAAGGCCCGTTTCCACATGTGGACCACAAAAATGGAAATGGCCTAGACTGTCAAAAAGAAAATCTAAGAACAGCAACTGTTCGCCAAAATGGTTGTAACTATACAAGGCCTGTAGGAAAAACTGGGTACAGGGGGGTAGCCTTAAAAGATGGAAGATATTATGCAAAAATTCGAACACCAAGTGGCACAAGAAAATCAATTGGCGGCTTTAACACTGCTGAAGAAGCGGCTAAATGTTATGATGAAGCAGCCAAACTTTATCACGGAGAGTTTGCTACGCTTAACTTTATATAAGTGGAGTACGTTAAAAAAAGTGAAGAACCTTGAAGACTTCCAAGTAAGGTTGCGTTAATGCGTAGAGTATTTTTCTACTACCAACAACTTCAGACTGGTGCTTGGTCGCCAGTCTTAAAGTATGATGAACCTCCAGTCATGAAAGATGGTTATGAAGTATCATCAAACGGAAAGCTTCAACCTGCTACAAGGCTTGTAGAATTAACAGAAGATGATTTCATTCTAACAGAACCAGAACAGTTCGGTGAATTACAGAGAAGGTATCCACGGAAATGAGCAAAGAATTAATTGACTTGTTAGCAATATTAGAAACAGTCGCAATGATAGCTGCAAGAAATACTGTAAGTGCTGATGTGCGAATAGAATGTTTAGGACAGTATTCAGCATCGTTATACATGGCTCCGTACCAAATTCAAAAAGCAATTGCAGAGGTAAAAAAGTATGCGTCAGAGCAGCCAAAGTGAAAAAACAGTCAACATCGATTGTGATTACGTACACGAAACTGAAAAGGCTTATCTAGTCAAAGTTGAAAAGCCGGGACAAAAGAAGGCAACTAAAGAATGGTTTCCTAAGTCACTTGTGCAGTATCACCAAGAAGGACTTAATCAATGGCTTGAAATGTCTCAGAATTATGCAGAAGAGAAAGGACTAGTTTAATGTTTTGGGTAGGAACAAAAGTAAGAAAGAAAGCAGGATATCGTTTTACAGGAGTTGTAGTAGCAACATTTGTAAAGCGAGATTTAGTAACAGTTCGGCTAGTTGTTGAATGTACTGCTCCTGACTGTGAAGGGATGCTTCATATCTTCTCAATGGATGATCTTGAAAGGGACGAGTAATGGCAAAGAAAGCAACCGGTTTCCTTACAGAAGACAACACCTTCTACGAAACTAAAGACGAAGCTGAGTACCACGAAAACCTCCTCTGGCTTCGTCATCAACTAAGGGAGTTTCTTCATGCGTTTGAAATCCCATCCGATGCACAAGAACGCTTCACCGCTCTCTACATCGACTTCTCAAAACGTGAAGCAGCAGGTATCATCACCTTACTCGAAGGATACCTCCGAATTGCAGCAAGTGGAAGCGATGAAAGCGTTCGACCAGTTACCGAAGGAACAGAGGGACTTCGCGAACAAGTGGGGAATGTTGAGCCTCCTAGAATGGTTAAGGATACCAATGCCAAGAGTGCCACTAAGTAAATACGATGCAGCTATTGAAAGACACTGTGCTAGAAGTTTTAGTGGTGCAGATTTAAAGGATAAAAAGAATGAACATTGACCATTCACGATACACAAACAAAATACGGCAACTCCTTCTCGGTGCAGGACGTGTAGGTATCTCACAATATGACCTAAACCAAAGAACCCGTACCAAGTTCTTCAAACTTCCTGACATGCTTCAAATCCTTGAGGATTGGGAAGCTAGGCAGTGGGTTCAGAAGTTCCAGATACGGGTCAATGGTACGCGTAAGACTACAATGTGGAGAGCTACTACAGAGCTTGTAGCAGGTTTTCAGAATGTTCACCTTAGGGGAGTGACCCCGAAGGCTGAGTTTGCTGCGGAACCTGAAAGTCCTTCGGAAGAGACGAAGATAAGTGCTTTTCGATTTCGAATTTAGTTCCTGCTGGCAGCATTCCTTGTTTCTGCAATAAGCCTGTCATCCTTTCTTCAAGGTTCTTAATCGTTGCAACCTGCTCGGTAACTAAACTATACCGATCCATTTCCAACCGATTAATCAACTTGTTAACGTCGCTGCGTTTGCTAAGGTCTATATCTAGTTCCTTAAGCAATGCAGCGGCTTTGGCTTTTTCACCGTAAGTTGACTTCATTACTGAAAGTGCTTTATTGTAACTTTTCTTGTCCATAGCACCTTTCATTTTTTCCAATTCATCAAGCTTCTGCTTATACTCAGCTTCAGCATTTACAAACTGTTTCTGATACTCTTTAAAGTCTTCCTTCCTTCCTGCCGTATAGCCTCTAAGCAATTTAATCTGCTTATTGAGAACATTGCTACGGCTCCTCAATCCAGTAAACCCTTCAGCATTTGTTCCCATTGTGGACTTCACAACGTCACCAAAGTATTTGAATACAGGGTTTGTAGGAGTAGGCGTTAGATTAGGTGACAGCTTCTGAAGCGTAGGATCGTTTTCAAAGTCTGCTCCTGTAATGCTACTCTGTACTTTATCCTTACTCTCCCCATAGTGTTGTTCATAGAGATCGATGAAGTTGTTAAATTCATCAACCTTTCTATGAAGTTCATTACTCTTCGGAGTGAAGTTTGTTACAGCAGTCTTTGCTCCAATAGCATTCTTCAGAATAGGCGTCCTCTTTCCAATCTGCCAACCTAACTCATCGAAGAATGCTCTCGGTCCGCCATCGTAAGCAGCAGCAGCAGACATAAGGGCAACATCTGAGATACTACCGAAGACACTTCTGCTCAACGCTTCAATGTTCTGCGGTAGAAGGCCGACGTTATCTTCACGCATTTCGTACACACTGTCCATTGGAGATAGAATAGTCTGCGGTGCTTTGATACCTGACAACGCTAGAAGCTGCGTACCACCAACTGGATAACCAATCATAGAACCATTCTTGAGAATGTTAGCTCCTGAATGCATCAGCCCTTTCATTACATCTTCATCGCCTCTACCAAGGTTATACAAGGCTGTATTCCAAGGTGATAGCCATGGCATCATTTCATGACCAATTGGAAACTCAATCCCCTTTTCAGGAGGTTGACCGGGAACAGCAATGTACATGTTCAAGGCCATGTCAGTTTCGTTTCTATGTTTCTGTGCATAGTCGTTATACTCAGGACCGAGCATTTCGTTCCACGCATACGCCGCAAGGCCCGGTATTCCAACATACTTCCATGCATTCAACTGCGTTCTCATCGGGTCTGCTACAAGCCTTGTAGCAAGCCTCCTCATTCCCTGAATACTCGGATTGTAATACGGAAACAGTTCTCTAAGGCCAGTAGCAGCATAAGCTACAGCCTTACTCGGAGCCAGTGCAGACTTATTCTGAACGTCTGCCATGATACGCGTACCATCAGGCATGAATGCTCTGCCGCCACGGCTCGTATCTCCAGTAATCCTCCTCGCTTGTACAGCAGCCAAACTCGGATCAACACCAGCTTCTACTTGCTTCTTAAAAACAGCAAAGCGTGGAGCATCAGAGATAGCACCGAAGAGGCTATCCCATCCGTGAGCTAGTGTCTTCAAGCTATGGCCAAGTGTTTTCACAGCAGGGTTTTGAGCAAAAGCACTGTCATCAAGACTACGAGTGATTTCTCTCCATGCTCCTCTGTGAGCTTGAATATTGCTCTTCATCAAAGAGGCATCAATACCGCCTACTTGATTAGAGAGTGCATAATGACTTTGCGTATAACGCCTTGCCATGTTATCAGCGAGTTTATTCTTCGTGACATCATCAAGGAACGGTATCTTTGAAGAACTGCTCTTCAGTGTTTCAGCAGCAGCCCTGTAAAACTTTGGAAACACTTGCTCAGGAACCGCTTTCAACGTTCCAAAGATACCGGGCTTTGCAACACCAGCTTCATTCAATACAGACCCTGTAATCATATCACGCAGCAGTGTAGTAGGAGCAAAGGTGATAGACAGCGGTCCAGTGGAACCCATTTCCCATAGACGCTTCATGTTATATAGAAGAGGCATACGTGCAATGTATGGGTCAAACTGAAGAAGGTCACGCTGAAGCTTAGAGGATAAGTAATCCACCTTCTTACCATTTTCGTAAACGGAAACAACGCGGTCAGAATACTTTCCAACCTCGTCCTTTGCAAGTTTACGAACAGTCTCTTTCCCATACTGAGAATTCATTAACTCAGAGAGGAAGTTACCCCTTACATCATTCTCCATTTTATGTTGAAGAGCATTTCTCGTATAATCGAGAAGGATTTCAAAGCTATCCACTCTGTTATCAATGCCGTTAATATTCTTCAGGTCACGAGCTTGCGTAAACCAGTCTTGCATACCTTTCAACTCAAGTGCTTTGTTAGCATCACTAATACGAGCAAGTAGTGGCTCAGCAGGATTTACACCAGTGATATCAATAGGAACATAATCCGGCCTTTCAAGCTGCAATCCCTGAAGTGCCTTCTGATCGAAAATAGCATTCGGTCCTGTGGAAAGAAACTGTCTTACAGCTTCTGTAGCATTCCTATACTCTTGAGCAAGTTCAGTAATTAGAGGAGTTCTCTGTTCAAGGTCGAAGATACTCTTCTCAACAACAGCCAACTCTTCTTGAGCCTTAGTAGGATTGATCTTTTTGGCAATCATGAGATTGAGATCGTTCCTGTAATCTCGCAACTTCATGTACTGATCTGCATCAACCTGTTGTGGCTGCGGAAGTTCTTTATATTTCTTATAAATCTCAGATACAGGAACTTTGATATCATAATTCCCCGTAGCAGTGGATAGCTTCCCACCACGAATAGCTTCGTTCACCCTCATAAGGGCAGTAGCTTGTGTATCCTGATCAATAAGAAGCTTCGTCTTCTCAAGATTAGGAATGCCAGCACGTTCAGCCAAGTCTCCAAGAACTTGTTTCTCGTCAATGAGATATGTCTTATAAAGATCGGTAGGCGTTTCCAAAGACTTCAAATTCTTCGGGGCATGAACATCAACCGAAGCGACATCAAATGCGTTCGGAGGAGACTTAGCTTTAACAGCAGTCATCTGCGTCTTGGCAGCTTTTGGAAGCTTCAGACCCATGGTAAGCGTATCTTCCGGTCCAGCGATACGCATAACACCAGAGCCGAGAGTTAAGTTACCAGCAAAATTGACAGCTTCACCGATAAAGTTTCCCCATGCCTGATCTCGTTTAAAGCTTTCCTCTTCAGAATACAAACCATCGTTATTCTGATCTTGCGTGTACATATCATTAAATTCACCACCGGCAACTCTACCCGGTAGTGTGATGCCTTTAACGAATGATCCAGTAATACCTTCATTCAACGGATCAAATGTAATATCTCCTGTCCTTTCGTTAACACGCGTAGGCAGAATGGCCGAATGATACATAGGATCATCCGGCCTCGCAACGTTTTCAGGAGTAAGACTTTCAAGAAGCTTAACAGCATCAGTCTCAAGAGGAGGCTGAGTTGCTACAGGAGTTGTATTCATTCCTTTACGAATGATTTCCTGTCGCTGTTCAGGTGTCATCTTCTTTGCTTCTTCTTCAAGAAGTGCTGCAATTTCTTCTTCGGTCATATTGTTGCCGTTCTCAAACCAAGCCAAGGATCGTATGGCTTACCATCCGCTGTAAACATACCAGTTCCAGAAGTGCCTTCCATAGACTTCTTAGCACTACTTTCACTGCTACCAAAGTTTATCTTAGCAAGTGCAGAAGCTAGGCCGGAAACATCAGGACTTTGTCCAAAGCTTTCTGCTGCATTAGCATAAGCATTTTGCATAGTTCCGACATTCTGCCCAGTAACACCAAGAAGCTCTGACAATGCTTGGTCAGCTCTACCGCTGAGTTCTTGGTTATATGTTGGATTTGCTACAGGACTTGTAGTAGTCGTATCTGCAACATTCTTCAGGAAACCAAGTTCACCAGTATATCTTTGAAGGTCACTAGCTTCTCTATTCTGATAATCCTCTCGGCCAATTCGCTTAGCCTGAAGCATTGCATCAGAAAGACTGGAAGCATAATCATCACCAGCTTGCTGATATACTTTACTCACATTGCTAGTGTTGCCAGTACGCATCAACTGCTTAGCAAATAGATTAGCAGCTTCAGATAGGCCACGGCTTCTGCTATTCAGAAGAAGTTGCTGAGCATCCCCAACAAGTTCCTGTTCATTTGCTTTTGGACGATACTTATAATCATTGAACACTTCACGGAACTGTTCATCACCAAGTTGACTTCTTTCATCCATACGTTCAGCAGCAGCCCTATTCCTAGGAGCGTCTTCACGTAGAGAGGTTAAGTCTTCTTGCTGCTTAGAGCTTAGAATAGCTTGTGTGATTGGAGTAAGGTCAAATCCAAAACCACTAGAGTCATTATAAGTAATCTTGTTGCCGTAAGCATCTTCTCTATCTGCCTGTGCCATCTGTTCGCGTTCACGATTAGCACGGATAGTTTCGAGGACGTTACGCCAATTGATTGCGTTAGCATCACTTTGTGCTGATGCCTGCATACCGATACCAGCAGCGGAAACACCAGCACTAAGAAGGGCACCAATTAGAGGAAACATTTACTCTTTCCTTTGCTGAGATTTCCAAGAAAGGTATTCATCAAGCAGTTGTTTATTTACAGCAGGATCAGCAGGAGGTTTGAAGAAGCCACCCTTTGGTGCCATAATCATCGTCTCCCCACCACCCGGTTCAACCTTAATTACGCCACCATAACCATCTTCGATATACTCAGGACCGGGTGCAGCTACAAGGTCTGTAGACTTTTTCTTCTTATCACCTTGTCGCTGAACTAGGCCACCACCAAGTTTGGTATCTTTGAGTATTTTCTTCTCTGCTTGCTCAGGTGTCATTTCCTTCTGCTTTTTCTTAGAAGGATCAGGTGCACGACGAATAAGTCCGCCTGCTAGCGGTGTCTTACCAAGTATCTTTGCAATGATGTCATCTTCATTCATTTGTTCATATCCATCATCATATCGATGACACTTTGTTCATCAGCAGCTTTCTGATTGCCAGTGCCTTCCATGATGTCTTCATTCGATGCAGCACCGCCAATACTACTATCCAATGCACGCACAATGTAATAGCGATCTTCAGGAGACATACGATCCCAAAAATCAGCAAGGTCTGCATTACTTTTCGTGTCCATGCCAAGAGTAGCGAAAGCCTCTTTACCGGGAAGTTGATAGAATTTTTCGCCATCTTTAGGGTCAACCTCTTGGATAGTCTTCCACAAGTGATCAGAGATTTGGCCATCTGTCCCTTCTGGATAACTTTCATAATCTTCATCCATATCAGCACGTTCCATAACTTGCCGCATACTTGCACGTTCATCCGCATTAGTTGAATGAACAGAAGGCCCTCTTTTCATACCTTGCATTCTATGGTCTGGCTGGTTTCCTGCAACAGGATTATCCATACCAAACTTGGACATAAGTGCATCAATTATATCTTGGTCAGCCATCTTACTACAACTCCTGTATCAAGCAAACGGTGAATTAGTTGAAGAAGAACTGGAACCAGTCTTATTCTTTTCAGTATCATCTTCTTCATCACCAAAGATACCTGCAAGGGCATTTGTATCAAATGGCGTATTCTGTGCTCCCTGTGCTTGCCCTGCAACACCAGCAAGGCCACTGGTATTAAACAAGTTTGTAGGAGCTTGGTCACGAATAGTCTGATCCAACGACTGCATGAACTTAGTCAATTCATCATTGGCCTGTGTCTTATATTCATACGGATTAAACTTATCACCAAGATCAAGTGAACTCGCAGTGCCAAGAGCTTCATTGATAAGGTTATCAATGTCGCCACGACCACCCGCAATAACGCCCTGCCCAATACTATTCAGTGAACCTCTAGCAGAACCTGTCTGCGTATCAAGGTTCCTAACACCACCCTGATATCCAGCATTCGTAATAACACCACGAGCAAGCAAGTTATCAAGATACTGTTCAGCAGTTGACCGCTGTTCACCAAGAATAGCTTCTAGTGTTGCATCATCTGAAGTATCAGCGATGTTCTTACGAGCAAAGCCATCACCGAAGAGATCATTCAGCGTATCAGTCTTCTTGTTCTGGTATCCAGTGGTCAAGTCACCATAAAGACCTTCACCCATACCAGAGAAATACGTTCCCGGATTTGCATCCAAGAACGGAATGCTACCTCTAATAGCCTGAGCTTCTCTGCGAATATCTCCACCATAACGACTTGCATCAACACCTTGCGTTTGAAAGTAACGCTGAGCATCACGAAGAGCAGAATTAAAAGAACCTTCAAGGTTACGATTAAACATCTGTTCTTGTTTCTTCTCTTCAGCAGCAGCACGAGCAGCCTCTTCACGAGCAGTCCGAGCTTCAATTGCAGCGACCTTATCACTGTTGTCTTCTGGTACACCACCACCACACATATTAAAACCTCATTTGATATATTGGGCCAAGATACGAGAAGCCGAACTTCTCACACAATTTTGCATAAGCTTCAGGCTTCACGCCAGTCGAATTGGCTAATCTACATTCAACAACACCACGCTGTTTTGCCCATTCCACATAACTCTCTACAAGCTCTGTAGCAGCTTTCAAACTACGTCTGTTGCTATCAACATAGAAAAGGAGGTCAGCACAAAATGCTGCTTTGCTAAAGGTGTACTCTTGTACGATAGCACATAAGCCACCAATAATTTCATCGTTTTCTACTGCAAGGTTACAGAAGAAACGGTTATTCCTGTCATTATTAATGAGGAGCATCCGCAACTTTTCTTTGTCGAACGGTATTCCTCGGTAGTTCTCCGCTTCGTTTAGAAACACTCCAATATGTGTTAACATAGTTGGAATATCTTGAAGAGTGTATCGTCTCAACACGATCTTGATCCTTTGCCGTGTTCACTATAGCTACCGTAGCAAGGTATGCAATCACAAGTATCATCGATACAGAAGCTGTAGGAAGGTGATAGTTAAAGATTTGTCTTAGAGTCATCTTTCAGTACCAACGTTAGTTTCTTCAACTTGAGCACACTGAGAAAGATTTCAATTAGGATAATTCCACTCACACCGATAACAAAACCACCAACAGATGCTGCATGTTCTACGGGAACGTTTATTTTAGGAAATAGCCAAGCAAGCAGAGGAATACCTACGGGGCCAAGAAAGAAAGCAGTCACAAATCCAACGAAGAAGCGTCTCGTTGAAGGTATTAATCCTTCCCATTCCATTACGGCTGAAACCGCCGCGCCAGCAATGCCAGCTACGGCGACTTCTCCTCTTGCTGTGTCTAGCCACTCCCAAAAAGTCATTCCTCATCCCATTGGATTATTGTAGAAGTAAACCAAGTTCTGAATGCGATGCCTATAAGTGGAGAAACAATCAACACTGTTTCCATGAGGCGAACTTTCAACTCAGGAGGAATATAATTCCATGTGGCAAGAAGGCCAATTACTAGAGTGATCAGTTCCTTGATATTTATCTTTGATTTGATCATTGAAACCATGCCTTAAAAATTGGTGCCCATTCCCCACCAACCCATGCTGATACAAGTGCTGTAACAATAGTGACAACTGACAGCTTCTCGCCGGTAATCAAGGGTTTTGTAGTCACCGTTGTCTTGAACGGTGTAGGCTGTTGCACAACAACTGCTGCTGTTTGCATCTTTTCAGCATTATCAGCCTTCAGACGCAACATTGCTACGGTAGCAACGTCAAATTCACCAGACGTAGTGAGTTCATTATCTGCTTGAAAACGGAAAATACCTGCCTTAGTTCGTGTACCCATTATTCCATCAGCCATGCCAATGTCATAATTCAACTTCAGCAGAAGTGTCTGTAGCCAGCGTAGGCGTGTATCCACCTTATCGGCCACTATCGGCGAAGGCTTTGTTGTTACAGCCCCTGTAGCAATGCTATTATATTCAGCATATGCATCAAAGCAGGGGCAAGCCTTTGCTGCGTATTCTCTGTGTCCGGTTATCTTCTTAATCTTATACTTCTCTGTCAACTCTTTTGTGAGACGCAGCATTGTTTCTTTCTGTGCAGCTGTCCTCGTATCCTTTGGCACACCAGAACTGGTAATGCCACCAACATACACACAGCCTACAGTGCCTGTATTATGACCTTCAACATGAGCACCAACTTCTTCAATTGGCCTTCCAATAGAAACTTCGCCATTCAGGTGTACGACGAAGTGATAACCAATTCCCTTCCAACCCCTAGCCTTATGCCAAGCGTCGATTTCCTTTACAGTAACTTCTCTACCTTCAGGCGTTGCAGTGCAATGCCAGATTAGTTCATTAATAGCACGCATTTCGTTTCCTTTTCTGATTAGAAATATTCATGCACTATGATATAGCCATCTGCACCGTTTCCACCAGCACGATCAGTTGAACTATTATAAACTGCTCCTCCAGCACCACCGGCAGAGAAACCCGTTGCTGCATTTCCAGCAGTATTACTAAGTCCCGGTGCGCCTCCTGAACCCTTTTTTCCAGTAGCACCTGCACCATTATAAATTGTTGGTGGAGAAGCGACACTAAAGAACCTACCTGCTTGGCCTACTTCACTGCTTCCATATACAGACCCTGTAGAAGAAGCAATGCCACCGGGAAGAGCAACTTGTCCATTAGCAGCAGCGACAGCACCTGTGCCTCCTTTGCCTCCGCCAAATGTAAAAGCATTTGTACCGTCTGACCAAGTAGTATCACTACCATTGCTTCCGTTATTATTGCCGGCAGCACCGCCAGCACCGCCAGAACCAATAACAATTGTTGCATTCGAAGCTGGCTTAGTAATTACTAACGTCTCACCTTCAAATCCGCTTCCACCGCCACCAGCAGAAGCAGACTTAGAAGAGCCATCACCACCGTCAACACCTCCACCACCGCCACCACCGCCACCTCCCTCAATTTTAAAGAAGCGTGTTTTAGCATCCCAAGTATGTGTACCTGATGTAGTATAAAGCGTAGTTTTGGCTGCCCCTCTTACATCGATATTATCTTTTGCTTGGTTCTTTTGGCTAGTTGTCAGTGTCTGACTTGTGTACAAAATTGCAGCACTGGCGGCTACTTCAGATGCATCAACAAGAATAGTCCAATTAGCAATGTCATCCCGCATACTCGTTGTTGCTACATGGCTTGTAGCACAGACACAGTATAGGATTTCACTACTATCATATGCTAAATCACCAGCAGAGTATGAAACACCAGTTGCCCATTCGCCTCTGGCACGTAATCCAGTAGCCAACCCTTCCCAATATGTAGGATTAGCTGCTCTTGCTGCTGCAAATGTTCCTGTCGTTGGTGATGTATGTGCTATTAAGCATTCCCAAATGGTCAAGTCATCTGGATCAACATACTTCTGCCCAACTGTGATGGCTAGACTAGTGCTCCAAGCTCCAGCAAGTCCTACAACTCCTGTAGCAGCAGAGACTACTGTATCAAGTAGCCGCCAGTTGTCGTTAGTATCATCATGCCAAGGTGAAGTATCAAAATTAATCAACTTCAAACCGAGGTTACTTGTTGAGGAGTATGTCATCTGTGATACGTTCCTTTTGTATGAAGAACAGAAATGGTTTCAAACTTCAAACCACCCTTAGTTGATCCATGAATGCGGAATTTTAACTGCTTACATTCAAGTGGAAATCCCCACATTCTTTCATCTGCTGTTCTTCTGCCACCACCGAAGGGCTGTTCACCACTTCCACCAAAGCCATCACTATCACCACCAACAAAGTTGAGAGTAAGGGCAGGATCGTAAGCATCGGTAAGCTTGTTCTTGTAAATCTTATCTATGAATAGTGAGCAAGTGAAACTTCCTGTGTACTGTGTATCGAAATGAATAAAGGCGACTTTCTTCTTGCTGAGACGAGCATTCAAATCAGACCATGGAAGTTCCCAATCAAATGCGATAGTAACACCTGAATATTCTTCCCATCTCCCGAAGTCTAAGTCCGCAGCAAAGCCTGAACTTGTATGGTTGATCAAACATTCATATACAGTATCAGCATAAGTAACTAGGTCACCTATTACATACCCTGTAGCATCTGCCCAATCACCATCTGTTTCATTGATCAAGTCAGCATGGTAACCTTCATCCTCAAAGACATTATTTCCATACTGATACACCTTCGTACCTTTAGCAAAGTACACCTTGTTATCAGATGCTGTGCAGCCCGAAGTAAAATCCCAACCAGTAAACACACTCCATGCTGGTTTCTTCAAACCATCAATGAATGAAAAGACAAAGCAATCTGTCCTGTCTCCAACCTTCACAAAGAACATAATTCTCTGTTCAAGTCTGTTATGAACACAGAAACTATCCTGCGTAATTACCCATCCAGTATCTTCGCTGTCATCTACAGTGGCTGTAGCATATGCAGGTGTAATCTTGTCAGACAGAAATCTGCCTTCAAGAGCTTGCCCAAAGAGGTTTCTCTTTGCGGAGTAGACGCCTCTTTCATCAGCAAAGACAAGTTCTTGTGCAAGCGGATGGATGAAGCGGTGGGACAAAAGACCATAATCAGGAATAACGTCTGACACTGTAGGAGCATGGTTTCCATCAGCATCATACGTCCCAAGCTGCAACGGAATGGTCAATCCAGCAAAGTGAACTAGTAGGAAATTTCTGAACGAAGAAATACCTCTGATATCACTGTTTGCTTCAGGAGCATACGTAGCGACATTCAGGCTTACTGCATCGTTAGGAGCAGTATCACCGGGCCAAGTTCCACTAGCACCGGCAGCGGATATATAAATATCACTGCCGTTGTCTACAATGCCAGCTATCACCACATAATTACCTACCGTTGTGCAGAACTTTCCAATAGGAGTGTAAACGTTACTTCCTGTTGGAATGTCCTGTAGGTAATCTACTGTGTAATCATTATCGATGATGATTGGCTTGTCTTCACCGTTGCAAATGATCAATTGGTTCTTAAAGTCAGTGTAATCAATGACAGTGAGGTCATTACTCCAACCTGAAGGTGTGCCTACAAGAGCATTAGCTAACGCTTCATTCCAAATTACTACAGGACTTGTACCAAGTTGGACCTTAGCAATTTCACCACTGGTCATGATACAAATAAAAGCACCACGGAAATCAACGATCTCCAAGATGCTTCCACTTACTACACTACTGACATCGAATATGAACTTCGTACCCCACCGCAAAGACATTCCACCGTCTGCATCGCGATGCATGTTTGTAAGAACAGTAGACCAGTTCGATCTCAATGCTGTGTCACTGTCCACAAGATTTAACCCTGAGGAGAAATCCCTCAGGGTTGCATCATTTAGCGGAGAAGCTCTGCCAGCTTGAGACTTCCAACGTTTATTACCGAATGGTGAAAGAGACATTCCGTGGTACTCCACCATGACCTATGCGACCGGAGCCGATAGAAGAAACATAATCTTGATATGCGATATCAAACATACCTTGTGCTTTTGCAGCATTGCCGGGGTTCAAGCCATCAGTTTCAAGAACCAACCAAGCTGCTGCCCAACCTATGATATCCTGCGGGAATGGAATTGTTTGTTCATCTGTAAAGATACCGGGATGCTTTCTGATACGAAGTGTTACAGAGCCTGTAGCGGTTATCGGCCAAAACTTAATAACCTTCGTTAGAAAACGAGCATCACCGTAGTTCAGTGGCGTGTAATACTGAGCTTGTGAGTTCGTAACAAATAGGTGTTCATTACTACTTGGTTTTACAATTGCTGACTGATCACTATTATGAACAACATCAATGTCAGTGTACTCAGCACAAGTAGTAGTAAGATCAGACGTTACAACCCCTGTAGTGCCATCAAGTGTATATGTATACCAATCTGACAAGTGATCCCAAAAGCGTTTCCGGAACAGGAAGTCAAACGCATCTTGAACAGCCATTTTAACTTGTGGTTCTGTATACGTTTGTACCCCTGTACCGGAGACGAGGCCGATACGTTTCAACACATCTGAAGTAATACCATTTAGCGTTTTGAAGGACATATCGGCCTCGTTTTATTTAAGCAGTATAATGCTGAATGCCGTGAAGGCCACCATTGCCACTGCTGTTTACATAGTTATCAAACACGCAATCGATTTCGAAGATTGCTGTGCTATCTGGTGTTCCTGTAGGAATATACGTACCACGAGGATCACCAGTTGTTGCCGTTGCAGGATCAGTAATTACTGGAGCAGCAAGAGTACCAGCAGATGCCAAAACGCTATCTTTCAATTCGCGTTCAACAGCTCGGGTCTTGTAAGGAAGACCGAAGCGAGTTCCCCAACCAAGGTCAATAGTGGTTGCAGAAGTAGCACCGTACGTAACCTTGTCAATGTACTTAAACGCCTTCAGACCAACGACGGAGTTGTTTCCATTCAGCGTAAGCGTTTCAGACATCGGCTGCCCGAGGTAATCACGGCCCTTAACTGTTACAGTACTTGTAGCAGCACCAGACGCAATGACAATTACATTGCGGCCAAACGGACCCATCTTTGTAACAGTGTACGCTGCATCAAAAGTTGTAGTCGAACCAGCAGATGCAATGCTCTGGTCATTCAGGATGCCGTCAGCATCTGTAAGAGCGATGGCTCCAAGATAAACTCGCTGAGACAAAAGCTGACCAAGATCAGCAGCAGCAGCCATGGCAGGAACGTAGTAATTAAAGCCAGACTGGTATTCCGGACGTGCATTTGCCATTATGCGGCCTCCTTAACATTTTCAGTAATAAGATCAACAGCAGCACGGCCAGTACACGCCTTAACTACTTGATCTTCCATTTCTTTGTAAGCCTTCATTCGAGCACTTTCAGTGATGGCAAACTTGAACCGTCCCGCAGGAGTGTCCTTATTCTGCACACCTTCAAAGCCAAGAATATCCGGCTCACGGAGGAAGCTACGACGAGTAACCTGTTCTTCAGTGAGGCGGTAGCTATTGCCAGTAGGAAGGTAAAGCATATAGCCACCTCCCTTTTCTACAACCTCTGTAGTAACAAGCTTCTTCTTCTCTGCATCGAAAGAGGTAACATTCCTCTTCCTGTTGCCCTTAATGGGACGGCATACAAACTCTAGCCGAGCCCCTTTCAGATCATTCGTTACTGCCATTTTCAAACCTCAGTTAGTGATGTACGCGTGGGTACGATAGTTCTTCCACGAGCAAAGCTGATATTCCATGATATAACGACGACCGATCGCGTCAACATTCCACGGAGCAGTGAGGTTCTTCATTTTCATGTTCGCAGACTTGAGAACGTGAAGTGAGATATACTCATCATTCAGCATAAATGCGTCATTCGGATCAAGCATTTCGTCATAGATCAACGGAATACCCTGATGCGTCGTACCCTTAATTCCGAGGTTGATCAGCTTCTTACCAAAGCCAGTTTCGGAAAGAGCAATCTGCGTCTTATCACGAGCAGCAGCACGATGCATACGGAAGATGTTACGGCCAACGAAGATAACGTTCGGGCTTTCATCATCATGCGTAAGGTCAAGAAGGATATCATCGAATGCTTCTTCGATGTTATTTTCATCCAGACCAGAGTTGAAGTCATACGCAGAAGGACGGAAGAGGATTTCGTTAGCAAGGTTGATACCGCCTACAGTGCCTGTAGTAGGATCAGAAGGCAGAAGGTTATAGAGACCATTCGGCTTCGAACCAGTATTCAGGCTGGCTGCATCTGTACGCTGCTTCTTCTTGATGGCGTGTTCAAGAGCCTTGAGCTTGCCTTCCAGAATTTTGATGATGACAGCATCACCTTGGTTTTCATCCTGTTCCTGTTCAGACATGATAACTGTACCAACAAGACGCGTCATGTTATACAGTACGGTGTCGAATTCATTAGTCTGGTCTACAGGTACTGTATCATAATACGTCGCATTGGTAACGTTAGGATTGGAACCAGTGATGATTGGGTTCTCAATTTCCGGTCCGCCGTCTTCCATTTTAATCTTGCCAGACGCAGCAAGGTACGTGTAGATGCCACCAGAAAGCGTAGCAGCAAGAATAAGCTTCTTACGGCTACGATTTGCCATTGCGTGGAGAATTGTTTCAGGAGTTGCCATGTTTTATTGTTCCAAAGCTCGAATATCGCGAAGGAGTTCTTTGCCGATATCCTCAAATGATTGTTTATGATCACGCGGGTTAAGGTCGAGAGCCTTCCTCTTGCCTGAATGATCTACGGAGTTACGAGCCACAGGACGGTTTCTTGCGTCTGGTCTTTTCTCGGGCAGCTTTCCTTTTCGTGGATCGAGCCCTTGTTCACGAGCTATCTTATGCAATGCATTATGTATTGATAGCTTAAACCAAATAGTATCCAAAGACAGGTGCGGATATCGTTGCTTCGCTTGTGCAATGATTTCAGTCTGTGAAGCCGCATCTGGATGCCTGTTTAGAAATGACATCGCTTCTTCTTTGGCATTTTCTTCCGGTGTCTTCTGTACCGGCTTATTACGTGTAGCGTATTCAGAAATTGCTTGATCTGCAATAGCCTTTGCATCAAGTGGAGTGGAAACACCAATATCTGACAAGTCAACACCGTTAAGATGCATCTTCGTCATAATATGTTTCAAAGCTCCCTTCGGATCAGTGTTGAAGCGGGCATACAAGTCTTGTGCTTCCTTTGACTGTTCCTTAGAGAGACCAATTGTCTTATGATAATTACTTTCCTGCTGAAGCTCCTTGTACTTGTTAAGGACTTCTGTACCTGCTGCTGCTACCTGCCGAAGTCGATTAGTGAGTACAGTAACCGCTTCTGCCTTTTCAGTAAGAGCCTTCTTAGTTCTTTCTAGAACTGTCCGCTCCTGCCCTGCTTTTGCAACAACCTTACCAGACTTATCAACAAGGTTCCGTGTTTTCGGGTCTTCCTGATAACGCTGAGTTAGCTCTTCGTCGTTGTCGTCTACAGGGTCTGTAGTGTCATTATCATTATCATTGTCACCACTATCAGTATCTCCAGACAAGTCATCATCATCAGGATCAACATCAAGATTTGTATCTTCGTCTTCTTCAACACCCATTCCGCTGAGAATATCTGCGTGAAGGTCTTCATTTCTGAGGGGCTGTCGGGCCATTGGTACTTATTCCTTTCTGGAGGTTAGCTGCGGCTTCTTGCTTCAGCATATCCCAATCATCTTTTCTCACGCTGAAGATGCTAAATGCTCTTTCAAACATAGACATGACAACGCGAAGGGCGGTAGCAGGAGCAGACTGAGCAAACTGACCAATTGCCTGAGCAACTTGTACAGCTTCTTTCTTCTTAAACTCAGTGTCCGGCTTTTCAATAGAACCGGAAGCAACAACCATCCGGAACTTTCTATTGAACTCGTCAACGGTCATAGGAGTGAACTGTTCTGCCCACTTTTGACCAAGTAACTCAGCAATTTCTTCTTTGCTAAGTTTAGATACAATCAACTCAGACAAACTCCAACCAAGACTTTCAACACTGTCTTCAATACTATCAACTAGCTGTTGGTTGGACCTATTCTGACTTTCTTGATAATACTGTACTGCATCATTCGTAGTATTTGCAGTGAACTGCTGCCCTGTATCCACCATGGAAATAGAGAAGTTCCTATCCACAGTATTACGCAGAGCAGTTGAATTGAAGAGTGCTTGATAATCAAACGCAGGAGGAACAAATGCTTCTACAACGTCCTTCAGCTTTTCATTATCAGCAAGGTTCTTTCCTTTGAGGCCAATTGCCTTGAACTCTGTAGGATTGTTCAAATGCTGAACGAGGATTTTTACGTCTTCTTCATCAACTTTACTTTTGTTATAGATCAAAGCTCCGAAAGCAGCATTCCGTATCTGGTCTGCCTTGCGGTTTATCTTATTGATGGCGTCTACATGTCCTGTAATATAACTCGCTTCACCGGGCTGAATGATACTATCAATGGTTTCAGTGAAAGACATGAAGAAATGTTGAAAGAAACGACTAAGCTTCAAGTCATCTTCAAATGACCAAAGAGGAGTTTTCCAATCGTCAGTCCTAAAGAGATACTTACGACGAGTAGTCCTGTCGTAGATCATGCAACATTCGACAGTATTCTTCTTACGATAACGCCGTCTTTCATCTGTTTCATCATTAGTGACAAGTCGAATGATTGAGTCTTCTGTATCACTTCTTTCCGTAGCAACTGGCTTATCTACGTCCTTCCCATCAGAAAGACGAATGACTGTTTCATCCTCTTCGCTTTCTTCATAGTAACGAGCACAGATATAGTCTTCATCCAAGTCAAAGAACTCAGCAAGCCAGCCTGCATCTTCAAGCTCGATTGAAGTACAATCTGGATCGACAACAACTTTATGCGGCAAAACATTAGTCAAACGAAAACCACGCCTTTCGAGGAGAGGCATGGTTTCATACAAGGCCTGTAGTTCGGCAGTCGCCTTCTGAATTTCTTCGATATCTTTGCTGTCTTTCAGTTTCCCTTCGAGATCGTTCAACTGTTCCAAAGCGTCATCAAGTGAACCTTGCTTATCTTGGAAGTCCAACCTCACAACACCATGATTTGTCAACTGAGCATGAAGTATCCAACGTCTAGCTTTGGTTTTCATATCCAAGCCGGGAAACGTCTTCTTGTTCAATAAGAAGTCTGCTGCTCGCTGAAGAACTTCTACGAGTGGGTCTTCTTCAGTATCCACACTCGTAAATTCAAGATGTGGATTACGCATATACGTAGAACGCATGATCGTTCTGATATTGATACGGATCAGGTTTTCATCTGTGGATTGCTGCATACGATACTTATAATCGTTTGCAATCGTATCCTTCAGCGTATCAGAAGTTCCTGTTTCACGATAACGACGGAACACATCATCCCAAAGAGAATGTTCCATTTCGTAAACTTTCAAAGCGTCATCAATACGCTTCTTCCACATCATCCCGAACTTCTTCGGAACTGGAAATGACATGCCTGCTGCCATCTTAAAACCAGCAGCTTCTTCCTCTACAGCCTCTGTAGCAATATCAGGATCGATGACATCAACGATGTCTTCTTCTAGCGAGGTTCGTGCCATTGAGTAATGTACTCCGCTGATTTCGGTGGAATTCTGTAGTGAAGCTTACTTGCTTCTGGCAACCTTGACAACATATATTTTAATGCATCCATCGCATGGTCATTGCCATCCTTTGGTTTGTCCATTCTTTCACCGTCTGTATTCGTATCCCAAAAGTATGACACAAATTCATCATCAATGAAGGTTAACTTATCACTGAAGTAAAGAAGTGCCCCCGGTGTTTCTTTCTCTTCAAAATGAAGTCCTTCAACTAGTGATAAATATTCAGTAACCTTCATTACACCACTGGTGATGTCGTTCTGGCCGGGACGAAGTTCTAACTCATAATCATGAGTTAGTATCTTTGCTACAGTGTCTGTAGACTTACCTGTACCATTCACAACCGTACGGCGGAATATAGCAGGATCACACCAGATAGGATCAGAGAAATCCAAAACGTCGTAATATTTTTCTCGTAGTGTGAGTATGGCCATAGCAGCATCCTCAATGCGAGGCGTGGGCTTGTAAATACCGTCAAGTATAAACAAACGACCAATATCGTCAGCAAATCCGAGAAGATAGCAAGAAGGCGAAACAAGGCCAAGATCAAAACCCTCCACAGCATGAAACTTTTCATGATTATCCTTTGCCTCTTCAAGCATATGAAGTAGCTTACCATGAGGTAGGACATGCGTTTCAGAACTATACTCTGGATACACTAAGCCTTCATATGCTGCCCACTTGCCAAGAAGAAAGCGGTCTTTCATCTGCCCTTTGTATGTAGCTTCAAGCATACGAATAAAGTCAGGATCAACATTGCCTTCATTCTCGTAAGTAGCACCTTCGAGAATAGTGATAAGAGGTTCAAGAGTATTCGGATCGTGGATCAAATCATCGTCTACAAGCCCTGTAGCAAGGTAGCGATGATACGGCTTCACTATCTTCTTATACACCCAATTTGCAGTTGGGTTACAAGTAATGACAAGCCAACGTGGCCCTGTAAGCGGCATTGTAGGGTCCGTTCCCTTATATGGAGCAGAACCACGCAAACGACCAAGAAGATCGAGAAAGTCTTTGTATGTAATACCGGGGTCTTCTATCTGGTCTACTACAACCCAATCATACGTTGCAGAGAGGAGGTTAGAAGTTGTTTGACCATCTACTGTCTGCTTTCCTCGCTGAGCAATATAACGAAAGTTAATAATACTCCCATTCTTAAGATATAAAGTATTATCATCTTTCGTTGGCATCCGCTTAATCAAACTCTGCGGACACCACTTGAAAAATTCCTTCCGAATAGTATCATTCAGCTTCGGATAAGTTTCACGAGCAATGAGGCCGTTACTTCCCGGATAGTCCAAAGCAAGTCGAATTGCTTTCACACAAGAAGCGGCGGTTTTGCCATTACCAAAACCACCGCCTAGCATTTGTATCTTTGTTTTCAAATCAGCAAACTTCTGATGAATGCCGTTTGGTTTCATTCTGTATGTTGGCATTAATGGCCTACAATTCTTGTAGCAGTATCCTGAAATGGATCAAGAGCATACAAACCGTATTCAGGGTGATCCAACACACCAAAAATAGGACGATTATCACCGTCTAAAACAGGTTGTTTTGTTGTTTCATCCCAAATAATTTGCCAGTCCGCTTCAGGAAGTTCTGCATACTTTCCTTTAAACAACAAGTAGCCGCTGCCATTTACAAGAAGTGTCATCTTTTCCTCACTTTGCTGAGATCAACCTCAACTCTAGTAGAAGTTCCACCACTATCTTCAATGACAATCTTCAAAGCATCACCTTCATCACTATGATTTCCACCATGCATGACTTCAGAAGAGAAACCTGCTCTATCTAGCAAATCCTGATTTGCCTTCACACGAGCATTTTCATTCTTCGCCTTACTGGCAAGTGTAATCATATTGTCTACAGCAGTTGTAGCAAAGGCGGCCACTTTAGCTTTGATACTATGTGAATGAGTATTAATTAGTTCGTTGAAAACTTCTTCAAATGTGTTCTGGTAATCACTTCCATGCTGAATATCTTGAATAACAGCAACAGGAAGTTTCAACGCTCCGCCTATTTCAATAGGTGTAAGCCCAAGAAGTTGATAAATCATGATAGCATTAATAGCTGTTTGTTCACCAACATCTGTACATGGGAGATCAGCAATACTCCTTCTATTGTTAATTGTCATCTTTCGAAGAACAGGAGCAAAGTTCTCGACACGTGTTATCGTGTCGAGGTCCTTCTCATTCTTTACAACCATTTCACCACGAGGAGTGATATATGGATCACCGGGTCTTGCAAGATCAGCCATTATTCCTCCAAAGAGGTATAAAGAGTTGCAACCAATTCTGCGTGAGTGAAAGCATTTACTAAACAATTTCGAATTATCACAACATCTTCAGGAGAAAGGTCACATGGAATTTCTTTTCCAATCTTCATGGCAAGGTTACCACGTTTAACCATTTCTTCAATAGTGAGCTTTTTGCCTTCAACTGGGGCGTTCAACGCCTGTCTGCATAGACTTCCCAAAGTTGCAACTTTTCCTTTGATAATCTCAACAGGCTTATCTTCTACGTAAATTTCTTTGCTAAAGTCGATGTTCATTTGTTGTCCTTTCTTACGTATCAACAACTATTGTCTTTATAGTTCCATCACCAAAGATGACTTTTAAATCACCGTCTGCTGTGTCGACATAAAGTTTTGCTACACCTGCTGTAGCACCAGGAGCAGTAATTCCATCTGTTACAATTACAAATCCAGCAGCAACAGACTTCCACAAATAAGTAGCAGAACCTAATTCAAGTATATTAGTTGCAAACGGATGAAAACTATTATCAGCTAGCCCATTCAGAGTCACAATCACATCAGTTCCTGCTGCATTTTTAGCAGACAAATCCACTGAAAATCTAGCATTACTTCCAGAAAATGCACTTCTTTGTAAAAACTGAATATAAGCTCCCAAATAATTTGCAGAACCTGTATACGCATAACCATTTATACGCAAAATTTCATCTGTGCTAACTGTTGCATCAGTATAATTTGCATGTTTTCTATAAAAGTCAAACTGATTTCCAGAGCCTGCTGTGTCACTTGCAGCACTAAATACAGCACCATCACCTTTTAAATACGACTGCAAACCATTTGATGTGTACCATGCTAAACGCATACCATACTGCATTGAAACTGCTTCATTATAAGTAGCTGACAATGCTCCATTTAAGAAAACAATTCCACGTTCAAATTTGTTACCATTATCGTGTATGCCAATAGCTGCTGATGCATCACCATTACCTGGAGCACCTGTTCCTCCGCCAGATGACAACCAAATAGCAATCAAATCAGAAGATGAAACACTTCTTGTTGTAAATGGGTTTAAACTGTCAAAAGTTGTTGCAACGTTGATAACGTCAATCTCCAAACCTAATACAGCACCTGTAAGTTCATCTCTTCTTACATCAAGATAAGCTCCCCATACAGGTTCTTTATTAGTAATGTTATCATTGACAGCAATACCGCAAACAGCAATTGCAGCAAAATTTGCTATTGGATCATCTGACGATCTTGTTGCGCCGAGAACACCAATCAACCCTTTTCCTGAAACAATAGCTACCTCTGCTAATGACATAGACGGATTGCGAATAGTATCTGGCCACGGATCAGGATCACCAATGATAAGGCCACCACGAGTTGCACTATCCCAAAAGTAAAATATTCTTCCACCAAGCCTTGACATATCTTGCAATGCATTATTGCCAACAGTTGGTAATTCTGGAAATGTTGTTCCTTTAGCAATAATCCAACGAGTATCCCCAGTAACTGCTCCATCAAACAAGTAAGCACCAGTTGGCACTTCCACAACTTCATGAGAAGAAGCCGCAGAAATAAAAGACGCTTTATCAACAGTTACACCATTGCCAACTGCTTGAAAATCTAACACATTCCCAAATGCTTGAAAAGCCAGAATAGAGTCACCAGCAGAATTCAATGCCCTATAACGGTGGATACCAGAAGTTGCAATGCTAAGAACACTTTCATCAGCATCAAATTTCAAATCTAAAGCTGATTGTACTGCAATACTTATTGGCTTATTTGCATCTGAAGTATTTTCAACATTTCCAAGGCCAACAGCAGATTTAGTAATATAGCTGCTCTTCTCTGCACGCTTTACCAATCCTCCTGCCACAACGAGAAGCTCTGTAGCAGAGTTATCAACTGCCTTATCTGTTACATCAACGACTTCACTTAGAACTTCTACCATTGCTACAGCCTCTGTAGTAGTTAGTATTCTTCTTCAACCACGCCACGAACACAGCATCTTCTTTAAGATACTGTGCCCATGACTTTGCTTCGATCTGGTCAGATTGATAACACTGCCAGAGTAATTCATATCTTACAGGTTGGGCCACGTTCCTGCACCATTAGTAGGTGTAGCAATGCGTGTATTAAGTGTAAGAACTTCATCACCAGCAGTTTCATCTGCTGCGGCTGTAGCACGATTGACGTAGGTGTTAGTCTCAATAGTGCGCACACCTCCAAGATTTGTAGTCGAATGAGCTACACGCTTCTCAGTTACAGTAGCTGTACCACCAGTAGCAGCACCATTAAGAGCAAGCATCAACCCACGACGCTTATTCATGCGCCGAAAGGCTCGTGATACCATCTTCTCTAGTGGATTTCTATCCACCTGAAGTGTAAGTGTCCCAAAAAGTGGGGAATATCCAGTAATTGCCATGTTGTTTTGCTCCAAGTTATAGAAAAAGACTACGCTGTAGGCACATGTTCAAGTATCAACTAGGGATTTGCCTCTTAGCGTACTTTCTACACTAACTACAGACCCTGTAGCTGTCAATATTATCTGCTTTGTGAAGTAATTTATTTTATTAAATATTTTTATATTGACACAGGGCATGAAAGTATGATATAACTTACCGAAGGTTCACAGGGGGGGGGGGTTCGCTACGCGAAAAGAAAGAGAAGTAAGTAAGTTAGTAAGCTAGGCCACAGGTGGCGTACTCACCCGGTTGACTGCTTCTACTGTTACTACCGCTGTTACTACAACTCCTGTAGCTATTGACTACTTAATTCACCTTTGACATACTACATCAGTCAGCCGGTCTTTGGTCCTTTCTGACGGTTGACAGGCTCGGTGGTGGCAACACTGCCGGGCCTTCTTATTAACGGAGGTTTCCATGACTGCTTCTATGATTACATGTCCTGCTGGCGTTTATACAGCACTTACAGCAAGTGCCACTTCAGCAACTGTTCGCGTAAAGACCATGAATGATGCCACTACACAGGTCCGCATAGGTAATGCTGCCTCTGCACCTGCTGCTGGTACTACTGACTATACTCAGATTAGTGATAAGAAGCCGAAAGAGTTCGAAGTATTTACTAATAACCTATATGCCATGCCAATTGGTAGTAACGCTGTTATCGAAGTTAACTCAAATGCTTGACAACTACAGCTTCTGTAGCTACTCTCTTCTTGCAGAGTCCTCCCGACTTTGACTTTTGTCCAACTTAGAGGCATATGTGGTACCCACTCCACAGTGCCTCTCTTTTTGTGCATACTTCTAACCGAGAGCTTCTTGAAGGCAGCCTCCCATCTTCCGACCGCCGCAGGCACGTTGTCCCTTCGTTCGATTTTCCCCATATTTTTTTTTACCGTCTGCTTTCCACATATGTACCTATCCTCCTCCTCACTACAACGCCTGTAATGGTGACTGAATAACGTGCCTATGGCGTGGAGTGGAGTTCTGCGGAGTGGAGTTCTGCGGAGAAAAGGAATAGGTCCGACCTCCTTCGTCGCCGGCGGCCGTGGGGGGCTCTACAACCCCTAGTTTTGGTTTGCACGGGGGGAGGGAGGGGGTGGAGCAGGCAAGGTGAGGTTGTGGCGGACGTTATAACGTTACAAGCAGGTGCTCAGTCAGACGTATGACTAGCTACAGGCTCTGTAGTGGTGGAGGGATATGCAAGCGCCATGCCATGTTGCGGTGCGGCATGCTTAGGCCATGCGCTAGTGGTATAGCAGCTATGCAATCTTAGCGCTACAAGTTCTGTAGGGATATGGTAATCTCTAATCATCGGAAGACGGAGAGAAGGAAATGAAAGAGCTACTGAACCTGCACCTTCCTAGCCTAGCGCTTGGTATAGTCATACTAGCTACAGTAGTTGTAGCTGCTCAGGTGTGAGGCTGTGATACGGGATTGAACATTAATCATCCCCATCCCTCAGCTATCCTGCTGTAATCACTACACTTTCTCTACAGTTCAATCCCGTTCACTCTCCCATTCTCAGACTTCAGCAAGGGAAACTACAGGAACCTGTAGTAATCTCAGTTGACAATGGGAGAGGATTAGGTGTAGAGTTCTAGTTGTAATGATTTAGCTGTCTCATTGGAGAGACAGCTTGATGACTACAACGTCTGTAATAGGAGAAGATGGCATGATTTGGGCACAATTCTATCATCTACGGAACAATTCCTATGTGGAAGGTGTCGGCGATAGGCAGCTAATCTTTCTTG